CTGCCACACCTTGCTCAAAAGACTCTTCTAAATCATCATCTTCTTCGTCATCAGCAGGTGCATCAACTACTCTGGCACTAACAGCCTTAAACTTAGGATCCATGGTAGCACTATCCTTGGCTTCTTGCTCTGAGCCAGCCTTGACACGGACATTTTTTGTAACGCCTTTGTCATTTTCTAGCTTAACACTATACAGGCGCTGAGCTTCTGTTAGGTTGTCTTCACCATTCATGCGTTTAGCACTATCAATAGCGTCTTTGACGCTTTCGTTGGTTTTTTCAAGTTCTCTTAGTTTGTTTAATACATCTACTAGTTGCATGATATGTCCTTTATTTAAGTGGCTTATATGGGTCGGGTATCTTGTTTTGTTGTGCGCTACCCATAGCACTATACTTGCCCTGCTCTAAATCGTTGGTTGAATTAGCTTTACTACCTGTTGAATCTGGAAATTGGTAATTACGATTTGTTGGTTCTTTTTCCATACTCTTAAGCATGATAGTATTATATGCATCACCGTAGATTTTCTCATCTTTACTCTTTTCATAATCCTGAGTAAGTACAGCCTTGCCTGACTTTTCTACATTGATACGAATACTGTCTGCTTCTTGTCCCTCAGTATATACAAACACCTTGTTGATGCTTACACCACAACAACGGCTAATAACTTCCTGAATCTGACGCCCAGTAGCTGGATAACTAATTTCTAGTTCCATGACGTTAACTGGTACTGCGCCCAATCCTTCAAAGTTAACTGGATTTTCTGAGATTGGAAGACTCTTTGGCTTGCTCAGACTTTTTAATTTGAACTGGTTTAACATATTTTCCATCATGTCAACCTGTTCAGATGTAATGTCTTCGGCTACCTTAATCTTCCACTTATATGTTCTTTCTGCTTCAGTAAGGTAATGTTTATATGATTTCATATTCTGGGTTCCTGTCTGGTATTTAGCCTTGTTTATTCTTTTTTAGATCATCTAAAACACTCTTTAATAGAGTATTACGATCCACAACTGTGGCTTTTCCTTCTATTTCTGGTGCTGAAACATCAGAATTTGCACCATCCTTCTTGGCCTGGGCTGCTAGGCTTTGATCTAACTTGGCTTTGCTTAATTGTAACTGGACCATTCTGAGTTTTTTATCTAACTTAGCTGTCTTGGCAGTAATAGCATGACCTAATAACTGGCCAGCAGTCTCGAATATTACACCGCTGAATCTGGGTTCCACATTCATGCCTAGATCCATTAAATCGTTAAACTTGTCCTTGGCCAGATCGCTCAGATCATCTAGTTCAGTATCGCTAGTATCTAAATCATTTACTTGTGGCAGGGCATTATCAATCTTTTCAAGTAATGTGTCTGTTTCTCTTAGAGTAACTAGCTGTGACTGATCAAATACTTGTTCAGTTTCAGGCGCAGGTTCATCCAGAGTGGGTAGGTTGAGAAGTTCTTCTAGTTTTTTCATATGATTATTTACCGCTTAGTGCCGTGGAACAAATCATTTTCTGTGATTATACGGAAATGTAATCCTTGTGCTTTACAATATGCTCCACAGGCCTTCCATTTGGCATGATTACGCACTACCATGGCTCTGTCTCTGGCACTACGACCAGCTTTTTCCAGAGTAACTTCCTTCATGGGCTTTACTTCAACAATCTCTGCATGTTTTTGGCCAGTTTTGTCTATGTACACTATCATAAAGTCAGGTACATATATTTTGTTCTGACCTGTTAATGGATCCTGATAAGGAACAAATATGGCTTCGGAAGCCCAGGCTATGATGGCTGGATTGTTATCAAAAAATCGCATACAATTTAATTCCCAACTGCTGCGATAGGTAGGAATCTTTTTGCCTATGTACTTGTCAGGAAATTTAGGCCTGAACTTACCTTGTGCATACTTTGCCATGTTAAGGTAAGATGGCGCGACTTACATAGGTTCCAGTATTGGGGTTATCACTTTTGTAACCAATGTAACTAGAATTTTTACGGTTGAGATTTAATACCGTAACCATATACTTGTTGATATCATCTATATTCATTTTAGTAAATTTATCTAGCAATAAACCAAAATCCATTTCTTGTTCTAATGTTGCCGCAATTAAAGTCGTAGCAATAGTCTGTGCTACATCTTTATCTTTGGTTTGTTTTTCAAACAATGCCACAGCAGCATCATATAAATTAACATCTATGTTACGATAGGCTTTAAAATAGTTGTTAAAATAATCTGCAGTCTTACCTGGATCTTTTGGAGGTAAATTTGAATATACGGGTTTAAAATCTGCCATGTTATGGTCCTATGCTTTCACCATTGCTATTGACATAGCCTGGTGGTACTTGTGGTCCTGATGCTTGTTGTTCATTCTTTTTACTAAATGCACCAGATACTTTGCTGGCTAAACTAGTAACAGTATTAACTACTGGGAAACTAAATTGTCCACCGCCGCCGCTGCGAATGGCACCATTAATTGTTTCTCCAATTTCAGCACTTGCGGCTTTCTTGATATCAAAGTTTTTAAAGTTTTGTCCAGCTCTGAGTGCTAAGAATCCAGCCTTCTTCCAATCACCTTGCCCAATAGCATCACCAATCTCGTTGGCACTATCTAATAAACCACCAGGACCGGTGATACTCTTGGTACCGCCACCTAATGGACTTAATGGACTTGGTTGTTTGTCGTATCTGGTGGTGGCAAAGCCTTTTACTTGTCCAGCTTTTACTAAACCATCTGAATAATTTACTGCCTGGTAATTAAGACGCATAGTATGTTCCATGATGCCAGTACCCTGACTTACATCATGTTTGCCGTGATCCCAGCTTTCTATTTTAGGATTCATTAGTTCATATAAACTATACTTGCCCTGATTTAAACTGTAAATTTTGACACTAATAAAGAAATCTTCTGCATTGGACGCTTGTGGTGTAAAGCCCCAACGATCTGTACCACGGGTATCTGAATATCTAGGACTTCTGAATACACTACCCTGATTACCTAAAGTATTGCCACCGCCGTAATCTGAATCACGATAGTAATACTTTAGATAACATCTCCATAAATCTCTGACTACGTTTGCACCATCGTCATGTAATACAATGTTTATGGGGTCATATTGTATAGCTGTTTGTACGAAATCTTTTTTGTTATAGGCATTATACTTCTTGGTGTCTATTCTAAATTTTGGTAGATCTATGTTCTTAACCAGAATACCAGCTTCTACTTTTTTAAGTGTGGCTGGTTGTAACATATTACTAGCTGTAGGGCTAAGTTCAAAGAATACATGAAACAAGAACGACTGTTTGGGTGCAAGTTCGTAATTATTATCAACGAAAACTTTACTGGCGTGACGATAATCCCTCACGCTTTCGTGTTGTCCAAGTCCTTTGAGTATACTATTTAAGCCAGCCATATGTTTATTTATGGTTCAGAAAATAGCGTGTTTTAAGACAAAAAAACCCGAGACAAGCTCGGGTTTTTAAGTTAGTATTACTTTATAGTTGTTATTATTAGCCTGTAACAACTGTACCAAGTGTACGGGTAACCGCTGCACCAACACCTGAACCGTCTGGTGTTTGTACTGCGTTGTCATACTTAATGGTAATTGAAATGGTTACTGGATCATTAGTTGCATAGGCAACTGTTTGATAGTCCACGGCATTTAAGAAACAGCCATATAACTCCCAGGTTTCTAGGACGTTGGGGGCGCTTGCTCCGTTACCGCCGTCTAGCATTTCTAGTCTGGTAACAAACTTATAATCAATACCTGAACTAGCACTGGCTTGTTCTGCAAAGTCAAATTGTTTCTGTAGTTGTTCACCAACTAGACGACTTACATTGCCACCAGCATCATCTCTGAGTGTACAAGTAACATCAGCCCAGTCTGGCTTACCAATTAATTTAACTTTGCTGTTATAGGCTTCAATTACGATATCACCAAAAGTAACTGATGGGCGCTTAAAGTCTACAACTTGTTTGGTAAGTTCTGTTCTGGGTGTGCTTACGCCAAAGTTTTCAAAACTAACTCTGAAACGATATTGTAGCTTGGGCATCAGTAGGCCCTGAGCACTGGCGCTTTGGCCACTTGCTAGGGGTACTGTGAATCTTGTTAAACTTGCTACTGCCATAATTTCTACTCCTGTTTATAGTATTTACTCTAAATCACTTGAACATGCTTGCTAGATTTCACTGAAATTAACGTAGCATATTAAACAGGGGCCTGAGCCCCTGTTCTTAGCCTGCTCCTATTTCACCTGTGTTCTTAATACGCACTGGAATGTAAATAAATTCCACTGCTTTTACTGGCTCAATAGCTACGTCAATGTATAGCTCGTTTGCATCTATGCGGCTTGGTGTATTGTTTGTATCATCACAAACTACCAAGTAATCGTACAGACCACGCTTTGCTACTAAGTCGTTCATCAGACTCTCAACAACTTGTTTAACTTCGTCTCTGGTAATCTTGTCATTTGGTTCAAACAAGAATGGACGAACAATAAGTTGTAGTCTTTCTCTGATATAACACACTAAACGTGCTACGTTGATGCGGTCTAATGCGCTTGCATATGGATTCAAAGTCTTCTGTCCGAAGTTTACTAAACCAACACCTGGGAACAGGGTAATTGGGTTAATTTTGTTTTCGTACATGGTATCTCTGAGGCTTTCGGTTAAACCAATGCTTACTAGTTCACCGTTAGCATCCAAGTAACCAACTCTGGTTGCATTGTCAATTAAACCACGGCGTAAACCAGCTGGTGCAAACCATGGGAAAGCAACATCATCATTACGGATGAGTGTTCTTAGTGCCAAGTGACTTGCTGGAACCATAACTTCTGCATTACCGGTTGTGAATGGGTTGTTGGTTATACCACTTGGGTAGAACACAGCCATGTATGGATCAGCAGTAGTAATACTGTCGTTATCATTGCCATCGGCCCAGTTAAGTAGAGCAGTACCAGTTGGTGCTAGTCTATATGGAGTGTCAGCAATAATGAACGCAGTGTTACGACGGTCATTGTTTAGTGCAACCATATTAGCAGCAACTTCTGGGTAACCATGGGAAGCAATTAGGTTGAACTGACGCTGTTCCTCTCTAACTTCTGTGTTAGTATCAATAGCACTAGCAATAGCACTACTAATAATTACTCTTGGTGCATGACGACCCATGTATGGACTACCATCATTACGGTTACCTGATGCATTTCTCCAGGTAGCACTTACTGTTGGTAATGGATCTGTATCTGGATAATCGTTAGCGTTCCAGGCATCAGCAACAAACATCTTTACGTTGTAACCTGAACGACGGGTATTCCAAAGTAGCATACCTTTTGGATATAATGCTGCATCTGGCGCATCTGGATCCAGATAACTGCTCATTAATAAGTCTGTAATAGCTGGCTTGTCGTCAGTAATTGGATGGCTTGTACCATCTGTATCCCAACGAGCATCTGTAAACAGAATACCGTTTTCTGTGGTCTGGTCAGTGTTATCCATTAACTGCCACTTGCCCTGACCACTTACATTGTCGTAACGATAGATTGTTGGATAATTTTCTAGATCTGATGTATCAATCCAGATATCACCATAACTTAATGCTGTACCATCGGATTGTTCCATGGGCTCTGAAGCACTTACGATTGGACCTGCTGGATCACATAAACTTAGATCATAGCCACGTGCATCATTGCTATTAGTCTGATAACCTACCCAGTCATTACCATCATTAATCATGATATCGACTTCGGATGCGGTGCTGTCGTACCAGTAAGTACCATCAACTGGATCAGTAGTTGGTTCATCAACACTTGCAGTGTATGTAAATCCTGTTACCCAGTTACTTCCAATTACACCACCTGTAATAGCACGGCAATATGTTGTGCTGCTAGTAAAGCCAGCCGCAGTAACTGGAGTATTTGGGCTTACATTAACTAGTCTAATTGTACCGCCCTTGGTATGTGTAAACACAATTTTACCTGAGCTGTTTAATTCACAATTTAAGTTAGGAATATTTTTAGCTAATACGTCTGCCACAAAACTAGCAGCAGTAGTTCCAGTTAATGTAACTGTG